TCAGTTCCCGACGCCCGGCGCTACGACCGCGATTCTCCGTATCGCCTAAGTAAGGGTCTACAGCGATGGGCCTCATATCAGGATGGGGCCGAGGGACTTGGTCCGAGGGCGCTTGGAGCACCCCGTTGCCCGTTGTGGTAACGGGCGTTTCTGCTTCTGGTGAGATCGGAACAGTCACTGTTGCTGGCGCAGCCAATGTTTTTCCTGATGGCGTCTCGGGCGCTGGGTTCATTGGCGATGTAAATGTAACGGCATCGGCTAATGTTCTTCTGGTCGGCATTTCAGCCTCTGGCCAAATCGGTCAAGTTCTGGCGTTCCCAGAAGAGCGCGTTATCGTCACTGGCGTTGAAGCAACTGGCGATGTTGGGACCGCAACTGTTGCCGCCTCTGCTGATGTTGGGCTGACTGGCGTCTCAGCCAACGGCGCTATTGGCGATGTCATCGTAACCGGAACGTCTGTTGCAGTCCTGACCGGCGTATCAGCGAATGGACAAATCGGCGATGCTGATGCTGTCGGTGACGCAAACGCGCTCGCTACGGGCGTTGAGGCGACGGGTGCCATTGGCATCGCGAAGTCTGCCATTGATGCTGATGTGCTTGTTTCCGGCGTCTCTGCGACCGCATCTGTCGGCTCTGTCGTTGCCACTGGTGGTGCAGTTGCTTTCCCGACAGGCGTATCTGCCTCTGGTAGCGTGGGGCAAGTTAGAGTGTGGGGAAGGATTGTTCCAAACCCCGGAACCAGTTATACTCCCATCACTCCAAGCGCCGGAACAATATGGACTGAAATAGCAGCATAAGGTCAGGACATGCCTAGCACTTATACCACCAATGGCGGGATCGAGCTTATCGCTACAGGCGAACAGTCTGGAACGTGGGGTGACACCACTAACGATAACTTGCAAATCATTGATCGGCTGACAAACGGCGTCGGCGCGATTGCGCTTTCAGGCACCACGCATACGCTCACTACGAGTGATGGCGCGCTGTCGGATGGCCAGTACAAGGTGTTGGTGTTTGGGGGAAGCCCTAGCGGCACTAACACAGTCACGATCACGCCGAACACAGGGCAGCACCTGTATTTCGTGAAGAATGGATCTGGACAAAGTGTGGTCCTGACGCAGGGCTCTGGCGGCAACGTCACGGTGGCCAATGGCAAGAGCGCAATTGTCTATGCTGATGGCGCAGGCGCAGGCGCTGCTGTTGTGGATCTAACTAGCACTTTCGTGCCGCTGGGCGCGTTGCTCGCCGCTAATAACCTGTCGGATTTGACAAACGTAGCAACTGCTAGGGCGAATCTTGACCTAGAGATTGGCGTTGATGTTCAGGCTTATGATGCCGACCTTGCTGCTATCGCTGGCCTTGCCGTTACTGACGGCAACATCATCGTCGGCAACGGAACGACTTGGGTCGCAGAGAGTGGTGCGACAGCGCGGACTTCGTTAGGGATCGGCACCGGAGACAGTCCGACATTTGCAGGAATTACGACAGGTCAGGTAGATATCACGGCGACCGGCGATCTGCGGCTGCAAGACACGACCGGCGGTCAGTACGTCGCTCTGCAAGCGCCCGGCACGGTGTCGTCGAGCTTCACGCTGACGCTGCCTGCGGCGGATGGCACCAGCGGACAGGTGCTGCAAACGAATGGCTCTGGCTTGCTGACATTTGCCACGCCCGCCAGCGGCGGCACGCTGCTTGCCAGCGATGACAACACAAACATTCAGGGGAATACGCAACTTGTATATACTAATCTTGCGCTAGATGGAAAGCCGTTAATTGTTGAGGCGCGCTTTATTTGGTCCACTTCTGCTAATTTCAATATCTATGTCAGCGCAGATAATGGCACCTCATATACAGCCAGCTTGGGCTACAGAGGTGCAGGTAGCTTAACTAATATGGGATTTCAGTTTAACATTTACACAACAATAGCTACTGCAAGTGATGATAATTTAATTTCGACATGTTTGGTGAACGACAATGACTTAGTAGTTACTACCTATTTCACGCTCCCCAATTGGAGCGCAACAGACAATAAAATCAACGCAGTAAAAATAACAACAGGAACAGCCTTTAGAAACCTTGCCGGATTTAACTGGCTCAGAATAATCAAGGGGGCATGATATGCGCCAACTAGTAAACGGCGTTTCCGTTGAAATGACGGAAGCAGAAGAGAGAGAATACTGGCGTCTCATGGACGAGGCCGCGCCAAAGTCTGTGCGAGCAACGCGGAATGCCTTGCTGGCGGAATCTGATTGGCTCGTCATCATGCACACCGAGAAGGGCACGAACATCCCGGCGGAATGGGAACTGTATCGGCAGGCTCTTCGTGATATACCAGAACAAGAAGGGTTCCCGTATCAGATCGACTGGCCCGTTAAGCCTGACTGAGGGCATCAAGCGTGACTTTGTGCCTGTCGAGCGTGTCATCGAAGTTCACAGAGCCTTCTTTGACTTAGACGTTTCTGGCGTGTATAACTTGGGAACAGGCACGGCGGTTTCCTTTATGGAAGTTGCGCGGTCTGTGGCGCAAGAGACCGGAGCAGAGATCATGGAGGTGCCCATGCCAACATTGAAAGGTTATCAGCGGTACACATGTGCCGACATGACCAAGACACTGTCTTGTATGTAGGCGCATCGTGGAAGTCGAATTTTTCTGGAACTCCGCGCTCACGCTCATCCTCGGCATCATTGGCTGGTTTCTCAAGTCATGGGCTGACGAACTGCAACGCCTACAGATACTTCTCAACAGAACCCGCGAAGAAGTCGCCAAGGACTATGTGACCAAGGCCGAGGTTCACGCTGACATCAACCGGGTGATAACACGCCTCGAAGCATTGGACACGAAGATCGACCGTCTGATGGAGCGCGTGGGGAAGTAAGATGTGCTCGATCCTGCAAGCGCCATAGCACTAGCGACCAGCGCCTACTCTGCCATCAAGAAGGGCATAGAGATTGGGCGTGAGTTGCAGGATATGGGTGGCCAACTATCTCAGTGGGCCACTGCTGTCAGCGATCTTGAGTTCCTTGAGCGGCGCACTCAAGACCCACCTTGGTACAAGATGTTCGGCAATTCGGCTCAGGCCGAAGCCGTCGAGATCTTTGCGGCGCGCAAGAAGATCGAACAGCAGCGAGCAGAACTGAAGCTGTTCATTCAGTACAGCCACGGACAGTCTGCGTGGGAGGAACTCCTCAAGATTGAGGCAGATGTGCGCAAGCGCAGAGCGGCGCACGAGCACCGCAAGGCAGAGATCAAGGAGATGATAATCTCGGGCATTCTCATCTTCCTTATGGTATCAAGTATCTCGGCCTTCCTTGCAGTTGTCCTGTGGCTCTATGTGGAGCAGAACAAATGACCCCGAAGAAGCTGGAACCCAACAGCCTGCTAGACATAGCTGATCTGGACGGCGACGGCACTGTCAGCAACTCAGAGATCAACCGGCACGAGAAGCTGCTTCGCATCGACAACTGGGACAAACAGCAAGATCAACAAAGACAGATGGCATGGGTGGCCATGGGGTCGATGGTCTTGCTGACACTGGGTCTGATTCTGCCAATTCTACCGACAGACAGGGTTGAGGTGCTGAATGGCTTGATGACGATGTTCTATACATCTCAGGCCGCTGTGGTTGCTGCCTTCATGGGGGCCAGTGCTTATGTTCGCACGCGCGAGCGGAGCCATGAGGATTAACCTCCTCCTACTGTTCCTGTTCCTTGCCGCCTGCGGCGCGTTGCCGCTGGGGATGCTGGGTGGTGGAGGGCCAAACGTCGCTGCGAATGTTCAGGCTGGCAAAGAGAACACTCAGCAAGTTGTAGCCAGCCAAGAGAGGACTGAGGCTGGTCGTGATATAGTGACAACGACCAAGCAGATCGAAGCGGCTTCGGTCGAGAGCGTAACAATCAACAATGTCGAAGACATCCCGATTTGGGTGTGGATCGCGTTGATTGTGGGTTGGGTTCTGCCGTCTCCGGGTGAGATGGCTCGCAGTTTCGTAGACTTGTTCAGGAGAAAACGGTGAAAGAGAACTTTGACAACTGCTTGGAAATGCTTCTCAAACACGAGGGTGGTTACGTCAATCACCCCAAAGACCCCGGTGGGGAAACCAATTTGGGTGTCACTCGCAAGGTCTGGGAGGAGTGGATCGGCAAGCCTGCTGCACCGGACGCGATGAAGAAGTTGACAGTGAAAGACGTAGCTCCGCTGTACAAGAAGATGTACTGGGACAAGGTGCGTGGCGACGACCTTCCCGGTGGCGTGGACTGGGCGGTGTTCGACTGGGCCGTCAACTCTGGCACTGGCCGCGCGGCAAAGGCGCTACAGAAGATCGTCGGCGTGACGCCTGATGGCGGCATTGGGCCTGCGACCTTGGCGGCTGTCGAGAAGAAAGACCCGAAAGAGATCGTGCAGGACATGGCGGATGCGCGCGAGGCTTTCTATCGTGGCCTCCGCACGTTCGACACCTTCGGTCGTGGATGGCTTCGGCGGAATGAAGAGACGCTGCACACAGCCATTGAGATGGCGAGCAAGCGCACATGGGTTGGCAGGATTGCGTCTGCCGTCAAAGGCATGGGTCAGTAGAAGAACTTCTTGATACTCTCGTCCATGGCTTCCTTGGTGAAGCTGTCAGCGCGGATTTTTCTGCGCTTTGACATCGACGCCTCG